TATGGATATTAGGATTAATTGGTTGTTATATAGGGTATTATAAGCCCCCTACAATAGGTGTTGACGACTCCATAAGGTTGGTTTTGAACCACGTCCTACACTGCGTAGAGAGAAGCTATTCCATGTGGGTTTGAGTACCATACATGTTCTACAAAATTGACATACTCTGAGTACATCTTTCTGACCTTCGTAAGATCGTATCTTCCTTGCTTGTTGCTATCTAAAGACTGGAACAGACACCATCCTACTTCAGACTGCAGAGCTGACGGAACGACAATCATAGGGAACGGGTTGCCTCCGAACATTAAGGATTTTGCGATCTTTGATCCGAAATTCTTTTTATCCTTCAAGTAGCTCGACCACTCGTCGGGCCTGGATCTAGCATAATCATTTATGCTTAGGTCGGGCTCTGAGGCCTTTTTGATGTAGTATCGCTCTGTCGCAGCAGCAGATACCGTGTACTCTCGTGTGTATTTTTTGTACTCTGATGACATCTTGTTATCTAAGTACTCATGGAATAATTCCTTTGCTACATCTAAGATGTGCTTCTCTCTTTCATCTAGTTCTGTTTCAACGGATGTTCTCTCTAGAACTCTGTTTTCAGAATTCAATTCTTGAGACAGTTTTTTATAAGTATCAGTGCGGGATAGCTTTTCCCACATCACGTCCCGAGCCTTACTTTGCAAATATCGCTCGGCCTCAGGAATTGATACTTTGAACTCAGTAGCAGTGTAATCAATATAGGTCTTATCTAGTTTGCCTACGTCAAATGTCGGGATTTGAAGTTTGGCGATTTTGTATCCCTCGGCTTTCCGACCTACGATACCGCCTCCAAACGTATCTCCCCAGATATTACCAGCCTTTGCATGTCTGTCCAGCCATACAGTTGGATCACAGCCTCCTCTATGCCTCAACTTGTATGCGGCGTCCACTTTGCGACGTGCTCTTTCTAGTCTATCAAGATTTTGTTCTGAATTGGGCTTCAGACTAGCTAAAGACAAGCACGCTCTGGCTCTATAACCATGCACTCCGTTCTTGTCAAACACCTTTCTTAAAAATTCGAGACTGCCTTGTTTGCATGAAACGCTATCCCATCCGCAGTCAATAATCCTACCGAACGAATTTATATATTTATTCTGGTCTTCTCTTGGATCCAGAATGGCACCCATGTCATCACCCAATGAGCATCCGAAACTTTCATAATTTAATGAACTACCAGCAACGAAGTGTGCAAACTCAGTCTTGTATTCGTTAGTTGCTGTAGTTGATCTATCTCCTGACTTTAGACCGGTGTCATTACGAATAAACCGTCTTTCTCCTTTGTCGGGATCATGTGGGCTAGCTTCATCTATATCTGCATACTTAATCTGCTTGCCCATAAATGTAACTTCGCTCATTGTATACGTAGCTAGTTGTTCGGGAACTAAACTACCTTTAGTGCCTTCACACATTTTGTCATAAGCAACACATTGTTCGAAAAGGTTATGTTGCCTATCCAACTTGCTGCCATCGAGAGCAATCATAGTATGTTCTGGATGTGATCGAACTTCTCGTAGCAGTTTGAAGTCTACGTCGTCTCCTGCGGCTAGAACTGAAAATGGCCAATGCTTATAAGGTTGTCCGCAAGAGGTGACAGCTACCATATCTCTGATGTTATTAACATCATCACACATCTCGGCAATTCTGACTTTGCCGGTATCATTCTTGAGTACTACAGAATGGAATCTTTCTCCTCCTTTTACCACAGCAGCGGCAAGATTTTGTGCATCATAAAGCAGCAACCCATTTTTCTTAAGTTTGAGTTCTTCGCCGCCTATTTGCACCTTGATCTTCTTGCCAAGCTGGCTAGCTGTGTTTCTAACCCATCTGCCTTCATACACTGACCTTTCAAGGTTAGGCTCGGATAGGTTGCCAGGTTCAAGATTTTCACTGAACTCAGCCATTCTACTGTAGTAAGGTGATCCACCTAATGTGAGTGGTCTCCACCTGAATGTGTGCCCAGCATCGTATATTTCCTGAAATACATTGAATCCTTCTATTGGCAACATCCTATATCCGCACAAAACGTTTGCCTCAAGTAGGAAGTACGGATTGGTAGGACATGAAGAAGTCTTCAAGTGTAGGGAAATGGCTTGCAGGCGGGTAAATGTGTAATCTGGATCATCCGTGATTAGACTCCAGAAAGTGTCTTTCTCGTACCCTTCCTGACATCCCTGCTTCCAGTAACAATACAACATAGATGCTGTGTGATATCGGTAGTTCCTGAGAACGTCAAACTTTGACGGTGCAGTTCGCAACTTATTCTCAGCCCACTTAATTATCTGTTCAGACGAGTAGTCCCGTAGCTCATGGGAATAGACTCGCCTGCCATCGTACCACGTCCAAGCAAGTTCCTGATTCAAGATAAAATGCTTAGGCTTGGTCTTCTGTTTCTGAACGTCAGAGTGGTATCTTGACGCTGTCTGCTTGGCAAAATCAACAGCCTTCGGTGACCACTCAGTGCTCAGACCAGGTAAAGGAACATTTGTTAAAACAACTCTCCCTCCAGTATCCTCAACTGTAAGATTCAGCAGCACTTGCTTTATCTCAGCAGTCCTCATTCTGAACTGAGT